AGATAAAAACATTTTGGTTGTTGCTACCAAGTTAAACACTGCTGCTAACTTAGTTAAAAAATCCAAGGCAATATATAAAAACTTACCTGCTTGGTTGCGTATTGCTTCAATCGCTATTGATAACAGAAACTCGTTTGAGTTGACTAATGGATCTGTCGTAAAGGCATCATCAACCTCTGGTGATGCTGGTCGTTCAGAAGCACTTTCTTTACTTGTGGTCGATGAGGCTGCAATCGTTGAAGGCTTAGATGAAATGTGGGCTGGACTTTACCCCACTCTATCAACGGGTGGTACCTGTATTGCTCTTAGTACTCCATATGGTGTCGGAAACTGGTTCCATAAAAATTATGTTGAAGCCGAAGAGGGAAAGAATGATTTTAACCCAATAAAATTACCTTGGACAGTACATCCAGAGCGTGATGAAAAGTGGTTCAAAAAAGAAACTCGCAATATGTCTAAGCGAGAAATCGCTCAGGAGCTAGAGTGTAACTTTAATGCTTCTGGTGAGACCGTTGTTCACGGAGATGATCTGAAGAGAATATTAGATAATTTCTGCGAGCCCACACACAGGACTGGATTTGATAGAAATTATTGGATTTGGGAACAACCCATAGAAGGACGAGACTATATTGCCGTTGCTGACGTTGCCCGAGGAGATGGGTCAGACTTTAGCGTCTGTCAGATATTGGATCTGCAAACAATGCAACAGGTGGCGGAGTATCAAGGAAAAATAACCCCTGATATGTTTGCTCCTCATCTTTGTACTATGGCTTCGGAGTACAACAACGCCCTATTGGTTATCGAAAACAATTCTTTGGGTATTGGTGTTCTTAGTCGCATTGAGGAGATAGGTTATAGTAACATATATTATAGCGTCAGGGCTACACACGAATATGTTGATCAAGCCACTGCTGAGGCTATTGGTGGAGTTGCTGGTTTTACCATGTCTATGAAAACTAGACCACTTGTTATAGCGAAGTTTGAGGAATTCGTCAGAAACAAACTAATTACTATTAACTCAAGGAGGTTGGCCAACGAGGTAAAGACTTTTGTTTGGCACAATGGCCGCCCACAGGCTATGCGAGGCTATAATGATGATCTTGTTATAGCATCTTGTATCGCTTGTTGGGTAAGAGATACAGCGTTAACGGTAAATAAAAGAGAAATAGAGTATAAAAAAGCGATGATCGGTGGTATTACAGTTAGTAACAGTACTTTCAATACAAAAATAGAAGGTATGCAGGGATATAAACCAACAGGTAAACCACAAAACACTTTTGAAGGAAATGACGGCAAGCAATATGATTTGTCGTGGATAATTAAGGGATAGAAATGGCTGACAATAGTAATCAAAACAAGAGCAATGAAAATAATCCAAGGAATCAACAATCCTCTTTATTTAAGAGGTTGACCAGACTCTTTAGCGGTCCTCTTGTTGATTATAACCAGCCGGCTGTCACCAGAACAACGGCTAGGACAGTTACCAAATATAAATTTACCACTGCCAATGGTAAGGAATTTAAGAAAAAAGAATATTACAACCCATTTTCTGGATTACAGAGCAAGGTGTTGCTTAATCGTGACAAACAGCTTCGTTATACTGATTTTGACCAAATGGAATATATGCCAGAGATTGCTTCTGCTCTAGATGTTTACGCTGATGAGATAACTACTTCTTCGGAACTAACATCTTTGGTAAATATTGAGTGCCACAACAGAGAGATAAAAGAGATCATCAATACTTTACTTTATACTGTATTGAACATTGATTCAAATTTGTTTGGCTGGGCTAGAAGCATGTGTAAATATGGTGACTACTTCCTGTATTTGGACGTGGATGACGATATAGGAATCACCAATGTGATTCCGCTTCCGGTTCGAGAAGTTGAAAGACTAGAAGGCAAGGACCCGACAAATCCAAACTATGTCCAGTACTATTGGAGTGGTGATTCGCAACCAGGAGTTACATTTGAAAACTGGCAGTTAGCTCACTTTAGGGTTTTAGGTAATGATAAGTATGTTCCCTATGGAACTTCAGTCCTAGAACCATCCAGAAGAATCTGGCGTCAGCTTACATTATTAGAAGACGCTATGATGGCCTATCGTATTGTTCGCTCACCCGAACGCCGTGTATTTTATATTGATGTGGGCAACATTCCTGCGGAAGATGTTGAGCAATACATTGAACAGGTTAAGACTCAGATGAAAAGAAATCAGATTGTAGATGGAGACACTGGACGAGTTGATCTCCGCTACAATGCTATGAGTATTGATGAAGATTATTATATCCCCGTCCGAGCCGGCAACTCATCTAGGATTGAAACACTGGCTGGTGGATCATTTACAGGTGACATTGAGGACGTACAATATCTTCGGGACAAGCTATTCTCTGCATTGAAGGTTCCAAAGGCTTATTTAGCACAATCGGACGCCATGGAAGACAAGACCACGCTAGCGCAAAAAGACATTCGTTTTGCCAGAACCATTCAGAGGCTCCAGAGAGTCGTCATCGCAGAGGTTGAAAAAATATGCATTGTTCACTTATTTACGCTTGGGTACCGCAATGCAGATCTAACTAATTTTAAACTAACTCTCAATAATCCTTCTAAAATTGCAGAACTACAAGAGCTTGAGCATCTTCGCTCTAGGTTTGAAATTGCTGGCGCTGCAACTGAGGGGTATTTCTCAAAGAGGTGGATTTATAAAAACATCTTCAAACTTGATGATGATGAAATAGAGAGAATGCAGTTTGAACAATATACTGATTCAAAGCATGCTGCCTCTATTGAGGCTATGGGGACAGCAGCAGGCGAAGCAGTTTCCGCAGCCGCAGGCGGTGGTGAAGAAGGTGAAGACTTGGGGGGCGATGACCTTGGTGGTGACGACCTTGGAGGAGATGACCTTGGAGGAGATACCGGCGATGAAGCCGCAGCCCCCGAAGATGAAGGACCGCTTCTAGCCGAACCAGGACAACGGAATGATAATGGCTATGAAACCGTCAAACTAGACGGTCGTCGAGGTGGTGCAAGACTTAGGAGCTATTTAGCTAGTGCGGGAGAAAGTGTTGGCTCTAAGGGAGATAGAAACCTATTTAAAGGGTGGTCTGGTGAAATGAGACCGCTATCTAGAGGCACCGTTGGTGAGTCTATGCAGTCAGAAGAAATGTTGATTAGGGAAACAAATAACGATATTTTAAAACTTATAAGTGATCTGGAAAAAAACAATGAAGACTAAACACAACAAGAAAAGAAATACAGCATTTGTATACGAAGCTCTTTTGAGAGAAGTTACAAAGTCTATAGTTAGTCGAGATGCGGAACGTAAGAATAAAGCTATCTCTATCCTAAAAGAGTACTTCAAGCAGGGTACAAATCTCTCTAAGGAACTAGGCTGTTACAAAGCACTTATAAAAGAAGATGCCCTTGACAAGTATACGGCTGAAAAAGTTATTTTCTTAGCATCTAGACAACACAGTGAACTAGACAAAAAAGAGATATTTAATGAGCAGAGTAGATTGATTAAACAAGTCAACACTGACCTTGGAGCATCAACTTTTTCTAACTTTATCCCAAACTACAAAAGCTACGCCACTGTCTATCAGCTTTTTAACAAAAAGACACCTCTGAAGACAAGGGTTATATTAGAACGAGAGATTTTGGAAACTCTTTCTGGAGAGAATCAACAACAAGATGAAGGCATGAAGCCTGTTGATACTCTTGTGGTAAAGACGTTCGTCAACAATTTCAATGATAAATATTCAAACTTGTTGCCCGAACAAAGAGAACTCTTAAATAACTACATTTTGTCCTTAGGGGATAATATGGCTGACTTTCAGCTTTTTCTAGTCAAAGAATTACAAAGAATAAAAGACAATGTAGCAACCTCTCTTTTGTCTGAAGATATAAAAGACGATGAACAGATGTTAGCAAATACCAAACTTGTCATCGAGCAGATAGAAAGCTTTAATGTTTCTAAGTTCAACGAAAAAGATCTAAAGAAGGTTCTTAAACTCCAAAATTTAGTAAACGAGTATAATTCTGATGTCAATAAAGATTAAAATAAACAAACCAGAAGAGAAAAAGCCGATTCAAGCTCAGGTTGAGCTTCAGGTCCGTAAAACTCTCTCGGGAAATTACTTGATAACTGACCACGAAAAAATGGATATTGTGATATCCCCTTCGGCTAAGAGTATATCTGCTATACCTAAAATGTACAGTGGGGACAATTCTAATATCTATAGCTATCAAAGAGACTTGATGGCTTCGTTGGAAAAGGGTGGTGTAATTGAGCACACTTTTATACAGGGTGGTTTAAAGTTTGGTGTCCTCGAGGCTCTTTACGGAGATGGGCAAGAGGGTGTTGACCCAGTACAGGTTGCTCTGTTGGAAATTGAAAAGTTTGTCAAGAAGAGTCTTGGTGAGGAAATTAAAGCCAAACAATATGATAAAGATATTGAAGATAGGTTCACGGATCCTGAAGAGTCAGAAACAACCGAACTTGGAGAGATTACTCCCACAGAGGAAACTCCATATGGTAGAGCCAGTTCATTTGAAGCTCCGTACAACTTTGTTGGCTACGGATATCTCTATTAGATAGGAAAATTGTGGATTTATTATATTTCATACTTTGTGCGTATGGATTAACACAAATTTTAACATTTTCAAAAATACTTGAACCTTTGCGTCCAAGTAATTATTTTTTTCACTGTCCTATGTGTGTAGGGTTTTGGTCTGGGGTCCTTCTTTTACTCCTAAACCCTTTTAGCGAACTATTTACCTTTGATGTTTCTATAATAAATGCTCTCTTGTTAGGGTGTTTGTCTTCGGGAACATCCTATGCGTTGTGTATGCTCATATCGGACGGAGGATTTCAATATGAATACCGAGCTAAAGGGAGTATGGACTCAAAAATGGATGCTAAGGCCAGTAACAAACTGTTGCAGGGGTAGCAGTATCGTGCGGGTAGCGCCCGCATCTAAAGGAGATAAAGATGAATAAGAAATATGTCTTACAAGAGTTTATGAACCTTGATTATAGCGATGAACTTCTTACGGAAGAAGAGCGTGAAGGTAATCGTGCCGGCACCCACCTCATCGTGGCAGGTAAGATTCAGTGCGCTGAAGCAAGGAACGGTAATGGACGTGTTTATCCACGTCCAATTCTTGAACGAGAGATTAAAAATTATGAAAAGCTTGTAAAAGAAGGTCGTGCGATTGGAGAATTGGACCATCCAGATACTTCGGTGGTAGAACTCAAGAATGCTAGCCATGTAATGACAGAAGTGTGGTGGAATGGTGATGATGTAATGGGAAAGATGAAGATTCTCAATACTCCCGCCGGACAGATAGCCAGGCAGTTGGTTGATGGCGGAGTTCAATTAGGTATCTCTAGTCGTGGTTTGGGCTCTACTCGCCAAGAGGGTAACACTACTATGGTGGAAGACGACTTCCAGCTACTATGCTTTGATTTGGTGTCTGAGCCAAGCACCACAGGTGCATTCTTAGTCGCTGAAAGCCAAGTAAAAACCCATTTGACAAAAGCTGATCGAATTAATCGTGCGCTTAACGATGTTCTCGGGGACGACGATTAAAGATGGGCGGTTTTGGCGCTAGCGGTAGTGGTGGACAGGGATTTGCAATTCGGCTTGAGGCCGATGGTGACACAAAGCTAGGAAATAGCACTGGTGATTTACATCAAGTCACGGGCACCCTTCAATTAAATGAGAACGTATTTGTCCTGGCAAACGGAAGACTCGGAATCGGCACAGACGCTCCCGACTACAAACTTGACGTAGCCGGAAACATTGGGATAAACCAACACATTTATCACAACGGCGATGCTAACACCAAAATAAACTTTACTGACGACAGGGTTCAGATTGAAGCCGGCGGACTTGCGCTGATAGGAGCGCACAAAAAGGCTTCTGCTCCTCATCAAGTTACTGTCAACAATGGAGCTAACAATGTTGATTTTGTCGTCAAGGATAGTTCTAACAATCAAGTTATATCAGTCGATGCTAGCACCAGCCGATTGGGAATTCTGACAGATGCTCCTGGCGCAACTCTCAGCGTTGCGGGTGTAATATCTTCTTCCCACGGGGCGACCTTGGGTAATTTAATTTTACAAGACGACACTACAAGCCTTCAGGTGTCTGGAACTATTTCTAGTTCGGCGGGTGCGACTCTTGGAAACTTAATTCTGCAAGACGACGCCACAAGCCTTCAGCTTTCTGGCGCAGTTCTGATGTCTGATAAGGGTGCTTTTGGAAACACTGCCATATATGATGCGACTGGAAGTTCTGTTACTAGAGTCACTGGAACTTTAGACATAAAAGGACACCATGTACAAGCTATCACACGCACGGATCTTGGAAACGGTGCGACCTCAACTATAACGGGGACCACTGGAATTCATTTTCTGGATGCGTCAGAGGTTACTACCGGTGCTGGTGGAGCACACGTTATAACTGTATCCACAGGGACGCTAGACGGACAGTATCTTGTTTTGGCGATAACTGGTACAATTGCTAACACCACTATAATTGCTGGTAACACATCTGTCGCTGCTTCTGGAGAGATTACTTTTACAGGGACTGCTAGTGACAACCAGACTTTAACTCTTAAAGATACTAGCGGCAACTCAAAAACCGTAACGACCAGTACTAGTGTATCTTGCGGCACAAACGTTCGAGGAGACGCCAGTAGTCAGGTCGCTGGAATTAATGGCTGTCCTAACGCAGCCTTTACTGCCGCAGCCATTTATACCGCTATTGCTGCCGGCATTAGCAGTGATTCCTGGCCATTTACTCTTGACCCAGGGTT